GCCGCCCAAATCCACGTCATAAACGACCGGACGATAGCCACCACGGAAATGCGAAACCAACCTCTGATCGCCACGGCGAATAATCCCCGATTCCTCCAACTCTGAGAGTTGGCGGCGGATAGTACGCGAAGAACAGCAGCAATACTCGGCCAGAGTTTCCTGCGATGGCCATGCAGACTGGCCACGCTTATCGGCATGATTAGCTACAGCGATAAGTACCAACCTCTGCATAGGCGTTGCTACCCGCTTGGTGCTCAGCGCCCACGAAACAGCCTCGATACTCATTCTTCGCACACCTCCCTAACGTTCTCCTCCGTATCCCGAAGAAGCCAACCTTTTAGGTAAGCCTCACCCGGGTGCAAATGTATATAGTGATGGCAACAATTGCATACATACAAACAATTTTTCACAGTTCCAATACCCCGCCGCGTACCCCCCATCTTCCGCGGCAAACGATGATGAAACTCGCCAAACGGAGTAGACCTACCACACACCTCGCAGTAGCCGTTAGAGCGTTCCAGAACCACGCCACGCACCTCATCAGAGAACTCAGCGCTCACGGCACACCCCACTACTGCTACACTGGAGAAAGAACAGACAACGTACTTGAAAGACGCCACCAGACATGCCGACCAATACAACACGATGGGATGCCTTCCGCGTCGGAGTACTCTCACTCTTCGACCTCAAAGGCGCATGGACACAGACAGCAGCCAAGGAGCTATTCCCAGCCCCCAAGAAGAGCCCAACACTCAACGAAACACTCTTGAGGGCGTCAATCTGGATGAACTCGCCAACGACCCCGTAGCGCTCACACAGATACAGGCCTACCTCCAGCAAAACAATATCCATCTGCCCGTGATGACGCCGGACGAAGCCGCAATGCGCATCATGAGAGAAGAGACGCCAGAGCTCTACACCGCCTACATCAAGGCGATAGAAAGTTCCGTAAAAGCCAGCTATATCGAGCAAACCTACCCCTACACGGAACCTGCCAAGACCATCAAATCTGGCCGCACATTCGGCATACTCGCCGTCATCTGCGCGTTCATACTGTGCGGGTACGCTCTGTACCTTGATAAAACATGGTTTGCGGGGATTATCGCAGGCATAGACCTTGTCAGCCTCGCCGCTATCTTCTCCAACCCCACGGACAAGAAGAGAATCTAAAGCACTCACTTACTCCACCACCCCTATAGCCCCATAGGCCGTCGACACGGACTTGCCGATCGTCTGCACGCCCATAATCTGGATCTTCAGCATGTCCAGGCGAGACCGCGCATACTTATACGCCCTATCCGCCACATCGCAGGCCTCACGATCGTGTACAGTAGCCAACGCCACCAGCGCCTCACGATCCTTCACAGAGCCTTTACCGACCGTCTCAACGAACGCTGAGGCCTCAGCGAAATCTAGCGCACGCTTAGCATCCAAGAACCGCCCGTACGCCTCATCCTGAGCCTTAGTAGCCTCAGAAAGATTGTTGAGAAGCCTACGGAGCTGCTGCTCCACCATCACCGGCGTATACTCAAGATCACTCATGCTTTGAGCTCCTCCCCACGCTGCCTGAATGCCTCAGAAACGCTCTCAGACCGCGCCAAACCATTACCGGACGCGTAGTTCCACAGCTTGGTCAAAGCGTCCTTATCAGCCGCCTCAGCGATAGACTTCAGTAGCTCACGCTCAGCCACCTCATAGCGGTTAACCTTCTCCATCTCCTCACGAGAAGCCCGCCTATCGCCCGAATAACCAGCGTTAGCCAAAGCCCGGCCAATAGCGCTAGTCTCCGCATTCTCACAGGCAGAAGTCTTATTCACAGGACCACCAAGCCCATCGACCTCGGCAGCCCAACCAGACGACCACAGCAACCCATCCTTACGATCCTCCGCCGACTTATACAGGTCACAGCGGAAAACCCAACGAAGAGCACCAGAAGACGGGACAGCAGTATCAGAAGCGAGAACCGTCTCCACCACCATCTCCGGATGATCCTTTCGGGCAGCACGCAAACGCTCATCAACAGTCGCATAATCAGCAGGATTAAACTTCATGGCTAGGACTCCTTCAAAGTGAAACGAATCTGAGTAGACACGGACTCGGAAGAATACTTGTCGAAAACGTCCGGAAGATCAGCGGCCAGCGCCTTACCATCAAGACGGCTTACCCGCCGCTCAGAACACGAAACACTCCCCCACTCGCCAGACACACGATCACCCGCATTGAGCACCGGCTTCACAAGCTCTAACGCCCGCTTACGCAGCATCTCCGCCCGCGCCTTCAGCCGGTTAGACTCCCGCATCAACTCGACAGCCTCATCCGGGATAGCCGGATCTCCAGACTCCCCATAGGCGAAAAAGTCATCACGCACCCGCAACAGCTTCTCAACAGCATCTGCGTCGCGCTCGACTAGAACACAGTGAAAATCTCCTGGCATGAAGATCAGGCTAGGATCGCGCACCAGCTCACCCCCAACACTGAACATCAAGCCCTTCTGCTCAACGAGCGGGGCAATCTCACGAACATTCCACGCGAAAAAACACTCATCCACATCACAAACCAGCATCTGCCACTGGCACTGGTAGAAATAGTGCAGAATCCCCAACTCGCGGAAATCCTCAGCGCGCAGCGGATCAGCCGCAATCAAACTGCCCCAATCCGCCCCCGTGGTCTTGCACTCCACCACAGCGCCATGCGTGAACCCGTCCGGTGTAGCGAGACAACGCTGGTCGTCATCCCACGCCACGATATGAGAATTAGCAACAATCGTTTGGTTATCCAGCTCCATACGGAGCCAATCCAGAATGCGGGACTCCATAATGTTCCCCCACTCCATAAACGGATTAGAGGGAACATTCTTACCAGACTTCTTATCAGCCCACACGCCGCCAATAGTCCTCTTACCAGCAGCGATAGCCCCGGCTTCCGTCGCTGTCAGCCCCCCACGGCGAATCTCAAACCACCGATCCGGGCAGGTCTCCCGGTCAGAATCTTTAATAATCATTGTTTTCAAGCTCCAAATCTTTGTAAAAGTCATACGGCTCGATAATCGAGACAGTCTCAGTGGTATCGTCCTCCCACACCCAGCGGGGATAATCACGCATCGACACCAGCCCGCCTAGCCAACAGCTGGTAGGACTCCAGCCCCGCGCGAGGATTAACAGGCACCCACACACCAGCGCGTGGAACACCCATATCTCGCAGACGCACAACACCGTCCTCGCCCAAGGCGAAGCAATCCCGCGCGCACTCCCGCATCACAGGACAGTCCCGGCATGCCTCCTCAACCGCCCTCGCTCGATACTTTTTAGGTACTCTCTCAAGAGCCTCGACGAAACCTAGTCGCCCGGCACATTTCGCCTTATCACGCCAAAACCGATCCATAATGATTCACACCACCTAATTTCGACACTATGACACATGTAGCCACCAGGCGGTCAACAACCCCCAGGGCCAGGTCGGCCAGCCCGCACACCATGCCTCCCACAGCCACGACTAGGAGGAAGCTAAGAGCAGCAGCAGTCATGATTCCCCCTCGCAGACTTCGACGTCCCCATGGATACGCGCGTTGCCGTACACGCGGGCATCACCGAAGACGC